TTTGCCACGAACGACGAGGGGTCAAACTCGTCGAACATTAAAAGCCAATGACCCAAAAGCCAGGGGGTCGAGGGATCAGCAACCTCGATCCAAGGTAGAAAGCTGGAAGACTGTAGAAAGCAAGCAAGTGAAGCAATTGCAGCGTCAAATCAAGGTGCTACAAGAAAAGCTAACTCTCCTCGTAGGAGAACAGCGAAGGAAGCTTTCAACAGGCAAGTCCGGAGGCACCACAGGAAGAGACTCGACGGCATCGAAGAGTACACCGAGTGGTCCCGTCACGTCTGCTCAGCCAGATCGATCATCAATGCGTTCAAGAAAGAGGAAAGGATCGTTTCCGCATGGCAAGGGAAAAGAACCTGCCCAACCTGCGGAAGCAGCGCCATCTCCTATGGTGTTAGTTCCAAACAAATCGTTCTTGCATCCGGGTGGTCAGTCGAAGCGAAAAGCATCTTCTGCTACAGATGTGAAAACTACCACGAAGGCCCAGGGTCAACAGGGTACTACACTCACTCGTAGATCCTCAGCGAAGTCTGCTAAGTTTCGGGAAACTGAAACACAGACGAGCGAAAATAGCGCTAGTGGCGAAACTGATAAGCCCACCAAGCGCGAACTACCAAATTCCGCCAATAAGAGTTTGGTAGCAACTCAGTCAAAGGGTCCTACTAAATCCGATGATAGACCCATTTTCGAAGCAGAGTTAGTCACAACTAAGAAGCCAAAGTTGAGGACAGCGGAAAAACATGTTCTGCGACGTTGCAAGAAAGTGGAGATTGAGGAGGATTGTTTCTATTGGCTACTCGATGAGTTTGCGTTTGTTCCTAGAACAAATGTAACACTCAGGGACATGAAGGTGAAACTCACCAAGTACTTGAATAAGTTTGACATGCGCTCCTACACAAATAAGCAGCGCTATCAAATGACAATCGATGTAGTTGGTCTGGCTATGCTTGTCCCAAAAGAAGAGCAAGCTGTTAGACAGTCTTTAAAGGACGCTAAGGTTTTGGAAGATATGCACAAACAAAACCTTCTTATTGAGGATGGAGCGGTAGGAGCGACGAGAACACTTTCATCTGGGTTCTTGCGCAGGGAATACCGCCTCGATAAGGGCTGAAAAACCCACATTGTGCCTGCTGTCTGTGTTAAGGGAAGGCAAACTGAACATCCAGTGTTACCAGGCAGTAAGGTTAGCATCCGCAATGATGGGTGTGCAAGTAAGAGACAAACAACTAAGCTATTCGACTACAGTCCGCCCTTAGTTGATAGTATTGTTTGGACTCACAAGTGCTGTATATGTAACGAGGTCGTAGCTCTGCGCCAGAGACATCAAGTGGACGATGGTTCACGATATACAAGCACATTGAACATCAAAGATATGCTAGCAGAGCGAGTCGCACGTTTATACACAGTGAGTGAGGATACCATCATTAGTATGGCATCAGGTGGTAAACGTCGACTGTTGGAGGAGGCCAAGGCATCTCTGCAGCTCTATCCATTAGAGCCTAAGGATGGTAAGGTACGTATGTTTCTCAAGGATGACAAGTCCCATGAGTTAAACTATACGTGTCCACGGTGTATTCAGTATCGCTCAAAACGGTATTGCCTGCCCTTGGCCACTTATCTCCACCCGTTGGAACACTACATCTATTCATGGTTGGATAGCAGTGACACCCCAATTTTTGCTAAGTCAAGAAACATGCAGCAGCGTGGCTCAGACATTCTAGCGAAGTTTTCTATGTTTAATAACCCTGTGGCCATTTCATTGGACCATAGTAAGTTTGATGCACATGTCAACAAGGATTTACTACTTTTAGAACATTGGTTTTATGAGAAATGTTTTCCTGGTGATAGAATGCTAAAACGATTGCTCGACATGCAGTTATTGAACACGGGAACAACGAAGAACGGCACTAAGTTCGTAACTCCGTATACTAGGATGTCTGGTGATCAGAACACAGGTTGTGGAAATAGTTTGATCAATTATGCTATGACGCTTGCAATGGAAAAGACTTTGGGCATACGGATGTGCTATTACATAGACGGAGATGATTTCATCATTTTTGTTGATCGAAGTAATGCGCATCTCGTTAAGCCGGAATGGTATGAGCAATTTGGGATGAAGACCAAACTAGAAGGTCAGGCTACTGTTATGGAAGAAGTAGAGTTTTGTCAAACAAGACCTGTTTTCAACGGAGTGGGATACACTATGGTGCGGAACCCTATGAGACTTTTACATCGTCTCCCATGGTATGTCGGAAAGATTCACCCAAAACATCGTGTGAATTATCTGTATTCTGTGGGTCTGTGTGAGTTATCACTTGGCATGGGGCTTCCAGTGGGGCAGTATATTGGTCAGAAACTGTCACAGTTAGGTGGGAAGTACATCATCACACCAACTCACTATAGTGCCAACAAAATGGCTTATAGGCCCGGAAAAGCACAACTGATTGTGCCTTCCCAAGCAGTACGGGATTCCTATGAGCAAGCCTGGGGGCTGACCACACAAC